TAAGATCTACAGTGCTGTAGTAATTGAAAGACTGCGAGGCTTGTGATGCGGTATACCAGACTCCTCCTCCTGCGGAGTATGGGTTTGTAGTTAGATTGTAAGATCCTGTTGTTCCGGGTGTGAAGCCTGTTGTTGTCCATGCATTACTACCTGAGGAGCTTCTCCATGTCCAAGATACTCCGTTTTGTGTCTCAGGGGAATCTGCGTACTTACCAGTGCCCATCGCCCAGTCTTCAGCTAGAGCATTAACTGCAAGGGTTGTTGTATCTGTAATTCCGGTTACGTTTGCTGCTAGCAATTTTAAGCTTGCCTGCCATGCAGAGGTCTTAATGTTATTAGTAAAAATATCAGAGATTTCTGCTGTATCAAATTTAATTAACGCTCTAGAAACTTGTGGGTATGGTATTGTACTTTGCAAAGCAGATACCTCTGTAGATGTACTTCCTTCTAATATTTCATCCAGCCCTGTATTCATTGCAGGGAAAGCTGAGTATATAGTTGCGTCCGCGGATGGGAATAGTTTATATATGGCCATTTTCTTCTATATTATAGAGGTACTACTCTTCCTTTAATATCTGTATCTGGATATTTAACTTCAAAAATACTTGGATCTAAAGAAGGATATATTACATTGTTCTGTGTTGCTATGGAAAGATCATAGGAGTATTTTGAGTATCCCAAAGCCTCTCCTGATTTGTTTGTTAGGTTTACTGATTTAACGGTCTGTACTCCCGGTACCTTATCTAATAGGAGGTTTAAATCTTTTAGTAAGACTGGTTGGTTAAATTGCCAATTTTCAATATTGAAATACTTTGTAAGTTCTGTTAAACAGTTTATTAAAACTTCATTATTATTAAAGTTAGGTCTAACTACTATTTCAAAATCTACGCCGATGTTAATTATAAAACCGTCTTTTATAGTGACTCTGTCTCCCACTATCCTATATTCAGATAGGTAGGTCGATAGGTTCTGTTTAACTGCATCAGATACTGACCTTAGGTGTTTATTTGAATTATACCCTAAGACGTATAATGTTAACGTACTCGGGATTTCCCCGGGCATTGATACCTGGCTTGCCTTTGTTGGTTCAACAAACGCTTTAGCAATTGAGCCGTAATTAGAAGGCATTGATAATGCTCTGATCAGGTAATCATTTGATGTAACGTTTCTTAATTGTGATTGATATGCAACTAAGGTATTCTGTCTAATCTCTTCTGGTGTATCACCATCTGCTCCTCCATCTGCTGCCTCATTATTATTGACAGCGATTGTAGAAAAAATATAGTTTGCAGTTGCTGAATTTAGGTTATTCCCTGTAAATGAAATTCCTGTTGTTGTATTAAGAGTGTTTAAGGTGCTAGCTTCTATGTTTGCAGTTACACCTCCTCCGGTTAAATATCTAACTGTAAGGGTTGTGTTAGCAGGTGCAATACCGTAAGTATCTGTAAAAAGGAAGTTTGTGGGATCGAATGCGGTTGTTAGTTTAGATTGTTCATACGGTAATCCAATACCGACATTATTTGCATCAGGGGTTATAGCTTCATCCACATCTCCTGTTGTTCCTGCTCCAAATTGAATATCTAAATTAGTATTTGATCTGAAACGTGTTACAAAGCGTCTAGATTTTTTATCTAACTGCAGTATGTAAGGTGCATCAGTGTCTTGGTATAAATTAGGATCATTAGGGTTGGTATTCTTTATACTGTTAAATACCATCTCTTGCCCTAGGTAAGGAACTTCGTACCAAGTATTACCTTCTGAGTCAGTTATATCTAATACTTGAATTATATCAGGTGTTGTTAGAGTAACGGTTGAAAATGATTGAGGTGCTCCAAAGGTAAAAGTTTGTGTCCGTATTTCTGCGGAAATTGCTTTTCTTGTTTTCTTTAGTAAATAATACTGCGGGTTTCCAGCAGATATTTGATATACAGAGATTTCTGTTGGATCTAATGAACTAGAGACTGTGAAGTCTACATTACCCTGTACTAAGAAATTAGAAGATCCTCCTATATTTCTCACTTGTGTATTTTCTGGGAAATATAAGGCATAATCGAAATCCGGTATGTAGGTAGAACCTGAAAGTTTAGCTGGGAGTTGCTGGTAGAAATCAACACCCACTGTGGCAGCTTTTGTGACTTTTGGTTTATATCCTAACATGTAAGCTAGGTTATAGAGACTCTCTTCCTGTTTTGCATACTGTAGGAATGTTTCTTGTATTTGATTGTCTAAATAAAAAGATAGTACATCCCCAACATACGCGGATGTTTCCAAGAACATCATACCGGGGGATGTAGCACTGAAATCGTTATACGTATTTGGAAAATACGTTTTAGTAAAGTCTACTAATAGGTTTTTTAATCCTGCAAAGTCCCTATTAAAATATTTTATATCTTTATTTTCAGCCATTATTTAAATTTATTTCTAAAGTGTCTATCATTCCTGTATTTACTATACTGTAGTTAATTCGTATAAATACAGTGTTATAATCTGGTGAGGTTTGTATTGTAACTACCCCTTCTATATTTGGAAAATATTTCTGTATAATACTTGCAATATAATTTTCTACCTCCGTTACCCCTAAAGTCGTCATTTGTTCAAATACAAATTTACGTAACCCTGCTCCGAAAGTAGGATTGAAAACTTTTTCTTGTGGTCCGGTTAATAGAAAATTTATTAAGTTATTCCTAATAGCATCCTTAGTTGTGAATGTTGGCTTAAATACAGAATTGGCTTTGAAAGGCAAAGATACCCCTACCGCTTTGCTTGGATTCTGATCTATAGGGGCAATTCTGACTAATCCAAATGCCATTACTTTTTAGTCATTAGACCCATTATCTGGTTTAGATTTACCTCACCTGCTGGCAAAGAAGAGCCTTCTGCAGCTGTATTAGCAGCTACCGGTGGTCTGTATTCTTGTGAAGCTCCGAAATTAAGAGCGTCGTTCGATCCTAGATTCATATTTCCATTTCTAGAATCTAACATACCATTTAATAATGATGCATACCTTTCCCTAGTATTAATCGGAGGAGTTGTTGGTATTGACTGCATGTGCGGCTGTACATATGTTTCTGTAACTTGTCCATAACCACCTACTCCTATAGGGGTTGATTTTGGGGATCTTAAGGCTTCCAATAGGACATCTTTTAATTCTTCCTGGATTGCTTCTTTGACAGTTTCTTTAATTAGTCTTTTTAATGTTTTGATATCCATCTTTTATAAATATTTCTTAATTGGCTTTTAGATTATCTCTGTTTATTATTAATTTTAACTCCTCTACGAGTACCTGAGGGTCTTGGGTGAATGAAGGTTCTGTTTGTAGTAATACAATTCCTTGTGAATTTTTAGCTTGACCGATCTTCTGATTTAAATTATTGTTAAACGGCTTCTCTACAATAGCAAAGGTGAATCCTCTGTAGGTTGATTGTATATTAGAGGTCTCAGCAAGTTTAATTGTACTAAGTAATGTACTTATATCATCCCCTAGTTTATTTGGTTGTTTACCACATTTTTCAAGTACTAAATCTATGGCCTGTAATAATGTAAGAATTGACTGTAGTATTAGAGCAGCCCCAGAAACGTACTGTGATCCAAGCTGTATCGCTCTTTTTAATTCAGGTAGCTTAGGAGTACCGTCTGTATTGAATGTTAGATTGGTTTTTAAATCATCTAAGTCACTTATTAGAGCAACTGCTGCGCCGGGTATTACTGGTAGAAATTTATTCGCTAATGACGTAGCAGTCTTTAACAAACCTACAACATCTATAGTTCCTTCGGTTGTACTAATAATCGGAGTTAAAGTCTGAAGAGATGTATTTATTAAGTTAACATACTTTGCTGTATTCTCGATATCAGTTGCCAATGCATTCCTAATTAACAGTACTTGATCTAAGATTGCTTGAGATGGGCAGAGGTCTGGTAACTGAGGGTTACCGGTTTCAAGTCCTACTATCCCTAACCTAGAAGCTAGACTTGATAGTGATGAAACTGCTTTAGATTTTAGACCTTCTATTTTTGTATTAATTGTCTGGTTTATTCTATCTAGAGGACCCGCTACAAGTCCTGCACCTACATTAATTCTTGCCGTAAGGGATGCTTGTAAAGCAAATTTTCGCCTCTCTGCTGCTCTTATTTCAGCTTCTTGCTGTCTTTGCTGTTCTAATTCCTGAGGGGTCATTATACTGTGTAGTTGTATTTGGATTTAAAAATAGATGTGTTGATCGCAGATAGCCTATTAATCCATCCTGGTGCTCTTTGATTTAAAGTCGGTATAGGTCCTCCAGAATTTGCTGCAGTGAGGGACTGTACTGCTATATCTTGTACGATTGAAATTAGTTCTTTAACAACTGCCTCTAGTGCATCTCCAAGTACTAAGGGTTCAGTAGCGGATTTAGATCCTAGGTATATGTTTTCAGTCTGGAAGATTGCTTGGGTTGTATCAATATTTAATCCTGAGTTTGAACTTAGGTTAATAGTTTTTTTAGAGCTTAACATTAAATGGTCTTCAGAGCTATTGAAGACTAACCTTCCGGAATTAATTAGTATTTGTTTGCCTGTATAAAGGTTAGGAAGAGTTGGTTTGTTTTCTTTATAAGAGTAGTAATTTGTACTTGCAACTTGAAAGGGAATTTTCTGAGTGGTTGTTAAGTAGATCGAGGATGGATCTTGATTTATATTTTCCTCTGTGGGTAAGAACCCTACTGATCCTGTGTCTCCTTGACCATTCCTTAAAATGAGTATTGGATCTCCTGTAGTTCCTACATCTGACCAATTATTCAGTGCTTTACTATTAAGTTGTATAGTAGATCCTAGTCTTATAGAATTTCCAAGTCTACCTTCTAATATTACATCACCTTCAAATTTCTTTACCGGTTTTATATTTGATCTTTCTCTAAAAGTCTGACCTAAAATAATATCGGAACTACCGTCTTCAACCCTTCTAACTGCTCCTGCTTGTGTTTGTATATAATCACGTTTTTGAGAATCTGGTAACGCTTTATTTTCAAAGATATTAGGTATTCCATTATGGTGAGTGCTATTCCAAATACTCAATGGAGTTATATAGTAGTAAACTTCTTTGAAATTATTTGTCTGTATATCAGGGGAGGGTAGGGGAAAGATGTATACTAATTCTTCTAATAGAGGGTAGTTGCTAAAGTTTGAAAAGTACGGTTTTGCGAAACCTTCTGATTTGTAATTTCCGCCCCTAACTTTTTTAAAGTATACAGTACCTATACCATTCCATTCCCCTACGTTAGTGAAATATTTACTAGTGTCGTTTAGTACAATATCCTTAACTACTGCAACTTCAAAATCCATTATCCTATTGCTTTAATATTGTTAATTTCTTTCATCAACTGCTCCCTCTCTTCTTCTGAAATACCGAAAGAGTCTGTGGCAGACTCCTGGTTTTGGATTATGCGCTGGATGATAGTTGCAAGCTTAACCAATTGATCGTCATTCTTAACTCCGATCTCTAAATACTCCTTAATCATAGGTACGATTAAAGTAGCGTCTCCTGTATCCTGTATCAAAGGTCTTAGCTCAGAGATTAGAGTTGAAATCTGCTTTTCCTTCTTTTTTTGATTATCGTAAATCTCTTCTAAAAGATCTCCGAATTTCTTATTTTTAAAGATTAATTTATCTAAACTCATAATTAGTCTATTTTTTATAAATAGAAAGCAGTACGGTTTAGAAATTCACGTATCCATTCTCTTGATAGAAAGCGTAGTGCTGCTTGTAGATCTGCCCTAGGTCGCTCGCTACCTTGGTTATTCTAGGAGTCTTGATATCGATCTGCTCCCTGATGTATATGTACAAGGCTTTCTTATTGAAGATTGAGATCTTCTCTCTCTTTCTAAATAAATCTAAGATAGCATCTGCAATCTTTGCATCATCCTCTTTAGGGAATAGTTCATAAATATTTTCTGTACAATACTCTACAAATAATTCTAGGAACTCGGAAATCTCATCTGCTGGATGTATAATAACTGAATCTGCCTGTTCACCATTGGTATCTAAAACATCCCCGTAAACGTATTCACCTTCTTCCTGCTCACTATTTAAATTATCAAGAGAGAGTAACTCCATCCTCTTCTTATAATTCTTTTGGTTAGAAGCGATTAAGTATCTTTTAGCAATCGTACCGAAGTATGAATAAGCCTTAGCACCATTTGCAGGATTAAACTTACCTAACTTAGTTAATATAAAAGTTATTACTTCGTGCTGGAGATCTTCTAGGTTTGTCTCTTCTGTGTAATAAAATTTAAAGGTATGTATTAGGTTCTGGGTTAGTTTAAATAATGCATAGTGAATCTCTTCCCTGTATATTTTATTTCTCTCCACCTGGTCCTCAGATAGAGTGTATCTTATGATAGCAAGTTCGGTATCACGGGTGAAGTAATTTTTATTCTTTGTCTCCATCGATTATTTTAAAGTTATTTAAGCGTTCTTGAATAACCTTAATTTGTTCAAAAAACCAACCGATCTCATCATCACTTTCGAAAGACCCTTTAGTGTCTAAAGTTTTTAAACGCTTATCACTGTGTTCGATAATCTTAGAGAGTTTATCCATATATAGGAAGTAGCTCGCTAAAACATCCTCCTGTTTTTCGTTTTTACGGAGTAGGTTGAAGGTCGTGTAACTTAAAACCAAAACTGCGATGATGAGACTGGTGATTAATACTGTCATGATTAATTAAATAAGTTATCCATAGCACCTTTCAAACCTTCACTACCTATATTTGAAAGTGCTTTATTTTTAGCTGCTTGTTGATGGGTGGCTGGGTTCTTAGCTGTTGTTTCTTTAGTGATTGAAAATTGCTTTGACTTAGGTTGTTCGACTGGATTAACTGTCAACTCGACTACAGAAGCCATTAGGTCTGCCTGGTGTAGAATATAAACGATTGCAGACTTAGGTTTACTTTCTGGCATTCTGGAAATTAAATAAGGCTTGTTAGCTTCATCATATAACCCATCATGAGTCCTGATAGCAATCATTTCATTTAATGAGTATTTGATACCTGCATCCTGAAGTAAGAATAAAGAACGGTCCGGGATTGTCGTAAATCCTACTGCTGTATTATAAGTGTAAACTTCTCCTAAATTCTTCCTACGCCACTCATCCTGACCAGGAATATAAAGATCGTTTTCAGAGTCCCCTACCTTACCTAAGTCGTGATTCATTGCTGCAAAGACCAATTCCTCAATTGTGAATGTAGTCATATCACATCCAAATTTCTCCCATAGTTTTGCGAAATGTAAAGATGCCTTAATAACACGATTAACATGCTCGATATAACCACCGGGGAAACAGTTGTGGTATTTAGTTGTATGTGCAGCAGGCATTAAGATAAAACGCTCTGCTCTTTCTTCATAGAAGGATCTTAAGGCTTCTTTTCTAGGGGAAGAAATATACCTGTCAATATAACTTAAAAACTCCTCCCAATTACCTTGAATTTGTTCTGCAGATAGATTCATAATTAAGCCGAAATTTCTTGATTAGATACCGGTTCAATACTAATAAGTCCTTTAACTCTCTCAAGAACATCTTTAGTCCTTTGAATAGTCTGTAGGTAATCCTTAACTGGCTGCTGTGTTTGAACAATCTGCTCTAATGATCTTAAATTATTCTCCAATATATCTAATTGGATATTTACTTGGTCTCTATATCTCATATACTTAATATAATAACTATTCTTTAAACAACCAACTTATTCTTATCCCCTTGTCTCTTTTTTCTCAAACCCCATGTACGTAAGGTAGGAGTGAAGAACTACAAAGGCAACTTATTTTGAGAAAAGTTTATGAAATCACTGAATTTCTTTATCAATGCACACTTTTCATATTCTTCCCTGCTTTGAAAGAACTGAATTGCTTTATCACAAGCAGTTAAAAAATCCTCTCCTGCTTTCTCCAGGAGTGTATCCTGATGAAGAGGATCCTCTAAAGATAATTTAGATAGGTGATTAAAGCCAGCTGTATATAGCATATACCTGCTAAATGCAGTATTAGTCTCAAAATCAAAAGAGCTATCCATTTTAAT